CAAAGGATCATCGTCGATCTCAACCGAAATGGGTGAAGAAAAATCAGAAGGCAAGGCCACATAATTATTGCCGGATAAAATCGTCAGAGTGTCGTCAGCAAACACCCGGTCACTTTTGACAGAAGCAAGGGCGGAGTTTAAGGCCCGGACGCACCGGTTATAAAAATCAACCAGCATTGCATCCGTGTATTGAGTCTCGCTTTCATCCCTCAGATCATACCGGATTGCAGCTATTTCAGTTGTGATTGTGGCCATTTATAAACGGGGGGATTTCTCCCCCCGCCTCCGTTTATCGTTGTTTGAAACTCAGCATGGTTGCGATAACATAGCCCTGAAACCCGTCGATATCAACATCCCCGTTGGTCGTCTTCGCGGTGATGTCGATGGTGTCAGCAGATGAGAAATACAGCGGCTGGCCGCGCTTGTTGCCCTTGTCCACCACAACGCTCATGGTCATGGATGCAAGGTCTACAGCGGCACCTGTGGTATTTGACAAAACCACCGTTACCGTGTCTTCCGCCGTTACGCTGGCACTGATCATCAAATCCGTCACGTCGATGCTCGGGATAGCTGTCACCTTGTCGCCCAGAGACGCCCCGGCCACAGTGATATCCTTGGCCTCGATAGAGGTGCCGGAAATTACATAAGCCGTGACTGTCATGGACGCCAGATCAATGGCCCCGCCGGTGTTGTTGGCAAGAACCGCCGTCACGGTGTCCGCTGCCGTCACAGACCCGGAAAGAATCAAGTCTGCCAGGTCAATGCTGGCCGTGACAATCACCCGGTCGCCCAGGGCCGCACCAGTTACCGTGATTTCCTGCGCTTCTTCGTCGCCGTCGGCAATGCTGGCCGCGTCCCATGTGGCGGTACCGCTTAACATAGCGGGGGCCGCAGGAATCGAAGACGCATCCCAGGTATCCGATCCGGTCAGAATCGTCGGGACGGCCCCGGTCACATCCAGGTTGAGATTCGCACCCCAGTAATCAGCGTCAGATCCATATCCCAGGTCGCACGTCGCGTCTGCCGTCTCTGCCGTGGATGCCTGTAAAAAGCAATCCAGAACCAGCGTTTCCGCCGGCACCTGAACAACCTGGGCCACATCCCCATCACCGGCATCAATCGTCTGTTGGGTGCAGTCGATATAATTTCGGACAACGGTAATCTGACCGGGTTCAAGGACCGGCTGCTGCACAGATCTGGTGCCCTGCACAGAAGCGTTAAGGAAGTTCAATGTTGCCATGTGTCACCTCCTTAATTGCTGTCAACGTGCTTGTACATCAGTGCGAACACCTCAATCTTTGCGCCGTCGATATCCACATCTGCCCCATCGGTGGTTGCAACGATATCGATAGTGTCTGCGGATGCAAAATACACCGGTGAATCCAGCATACCCACAACAGCATCTGCCGTGGCCAGGGATACGCCATCTCCCCACTCGTCCACATCGCCCCCGTAACCCAGATCCACAGTACCGTTTGCGGTTTCCGCGGTAATCACTCTGATACCTGCTCGGAGAACAGTTGTTTTTGCAGGAATCTTAAGGACCTGAGCCACATCCGCCTCACCGGCATCTAAGCTTTGGATGGAAAAATCCACAATGTTTCTGCGGACAACGATTTCGTTTTCGTGCAGGGTCGTCTCTGCCGGGTACATAGCCCCGGAAATAGATCCATTGGTAAAGTTATAAGTAGTAGCCATGTGTCACCTCCTTAGAATGCGGCTTTTGCGTAACAGGGGACCGTAATCGTTCCATAGTCCTCACCGTCAAACACGGATTTTTTGATACCGAACACGCATCCTGCCTTGACAAACCGTTTGTCATTTGCGTCACGGAAATACTCGAACCAGTTCAGCAGGTTGTTCCCGCCCATTTTTTTCTGCTCCATCTTGTCGTAGGCGTTACCCATGGCAAAACAGCCAGCCCGGGCAGCAAGGAACAGGTTCCGGCGCACTTCGCCGGATGCGTCAGCGGCGGCCCTGGATTTGAAAATGTCCTGGGATTCAAACAGGATGGTGTTGTTGTAAACACCCAGGGCGCCGGTAAAGATCGGGTTGTCTTTGCCCCTGTTGTTTGCTTCTCTCTGGATTTCCATCCATTTGCTGGATGTGGACCCGCCGACGTTCAGCTTCAGGTCGGTCACGGAAAACGGGTGCAGTACCATAACCCAGTGCTGTTTCCCGTCGATCATAACGGGTACCATCCGGTTATCCTGGGTCTTTGCATTCTCGATACAGTAATCGATCAGCGGAAGTGTGAACCGGTCATTGGTGGTCAGACTCGCTTCGGACGTTGCGGACCCGGCGTAGACAACATGGTTGTCGTCATATGCTGTGGTTCCTGCTACTGTCCCGCCCGCCTGCGCGTGGTTGATGGTGATGTCGCCGCACAGATACCGGAACATGTAGGATTCAAACTTTCTGGCCCACCATCTGCCCAGCGCCCAGGTCGCGGCCTGTCTCAAATCGTGAACCGTTCTCTGAGAACTCATCAAGGTCCAGCCGGTTGCGTGGCGCAGCTGTTCAATGCTGATATCGTCCTGCTGGAAGTCAAGATTTTCCTCGTTGCCTTCCAGTTCATTTGAACCGGTCACGCCATCCTGTTCCAGCTCGACCAGCAGATCGTATTTGATATTGTCGCCGTTGGCTTTCTCCAGGTCTTTGTGCCAGTAAATAAGGGCATCTTCGCCCGTGCCCAGGAACTTCTTAAAAAACAAAGTCTGACCCAGGGCTACCTTCATCAGTTTCTTTCCCCAAATCTTTACGGTCTGGGAGTCGTTAGTGCCAAAATCTAATTCAGCCATCTGTTACCTTCCTTTTTCCTTTAACAGCCGTTCCATGCGCCTTTCTTCTTCCGGGCTCAACCGGAGAAAATCATCAAGGTCCATGTCGGCATATTTTTCCAGTGATTCGGTTTCTTTTCCGGTGCCTGATCCGATCACAGTGCCCAGGGCAGCGGGTTTGCTTTTGGGTAACGGCTTGTGTGCTGAAACTGGTTTCTTGGCGGCGGCGATTGCGTCAAGGGCTTTGGCGGTGTAATACTTCCCACCGTTTAAATACGCCTGCATCACCCGTTCAGGGTCACCGTCCGGGTATTTGGCCCGAAACTGCGATTGAAAACTTGGGTGCGACGCTATCTCATACGCAATATCCTTTGCGGCCTGGCGGTCGGATGGCATATCAATCTGATTTTGATTGACAAACTGGTCAAACATTGCTGACAGGTATTGGCTCTGCTCTTGAAGAACAGGGAACGCCTCTTTCCAGCCGTCTTTCTGACTGAGAAAATCGTTCATGCTTTCCTGTAATTCACGTTGCCGCTGTGTCTCTGTCAGTGTGTGCTTGGTCTGGTTCAGTTCAGACTCAAGGGTCTGAAGTTTTTTCACAAGATCATTGTTCGCCGGGATTCTGTCGATAGGGACAAACGCGTTCCCATCATCGTCAAAATCAACTTGTATCCGGTCAATCTTCTGATCTCCATCCACCGTTTCCGTGTCTGCCTTTGCGGCCTTGGTCAGCTCTATTTGTTTTTCTAAAGCTGCCAGCTTTTCCTTGAGCGCCTGGGATTCCTCTTGTGCTTGCCTTGCCCGGGCTGCTGCGGATGTCTTGGCCTGCAAAATGCCGTTGTTCTGCCGTTCCAGCTCTTTCAGCCGTTCGTTCTGCTGCTCGATGATTTGCTCAGGTGTCAGTTCCGGGGCCGGAGTCGCCTTGTCGTCTCCCTTTTCGGTTTCTTCCTGCTCATCGTCTTTGACTTCTTGCTCTTGGACTTCGCCCTCTTCCTGATCTTTGACCTCTTTGACCTCAACTTCCTGGTCCTCGGCTTCGTCCTCTCCCAGCATGTTGTCAATGTCCTGTTCTGTGACCATTTCTAATCTCCTTAGCTCCCGATTTTGCCCGGAGGCGGCATATCTCCCGATGGCCCGGAGGCGGCATAAATAAAAAAAACCGGTAAACCCCTGTGTGGGATTCAACCGGCTCTAATGATGCTCTGGTTGTGCCTTGCGGCTATGTTGTTATGCTATTTTCCGTTATCTATCCTATCTTTCCAGTTTGGGTTTTTCTTTTCCCATTCTGTGTCTTTTCTTTTTAGCCTACCCTCAACACCATACATGATGTTTCCGAACAGGTCCCAATAAAGGCCCTTGGCATGACTTTCAAGCCGGGAAATATCGTCATAGATTTCAGAATTGTCTTTTTCATCAAGAAAGCCGGGATCGGATAAAAGCTGGTCAGCAACACTTTCCCAAACCTCATTGAGAATTTCAATTTGCCCGCGCAACCCGGCAACGGCTTTCAGGCAATTCTTTTCTTTTTCCGTCATTTCTTTTTGTGCTTCGTCATTGGTCATTCTTTGTGATCCTTAATGATATGGTTAAAATTATGTCCTTCAAATCCGGCTTGCGGATCATTTTTTCCTCAACCCACAAACCGTATTTTCTGGCAAACTCCAAAAGCTCGGCTTTAATTTGCAGGGCTTGTGATTGTGTCATTCGGGCAAAGCCTCCCCCTCAACAAACACCTTGATCTTTTCGGCAAACTCAACATAGGGTAGGCCGTTCTCAACCTCCAATAACCGCCGGTTTCCATTGCCATCATCGAGGGTTATTTTAATTACATGGCCGTAGTCCCGTGTTTGGATGTAGATTTGATCAGTCATGGACTATTTCCTCTTTTGGCTTTTCCTTCGCCCTGATATCCGATACCGCCTTTGCCTTGTCCACTCTCATTTTTTCCCGGCCCTGTTCCCGGTCAATCTCCAATTCCGCAAGGTCAACCTGCCGGTCATCATCGGCAATCGCCTTTTTAACGGTCAACTCCGCATCAACAATCTGCTGTTTGGATGCAAGCTCAGAATCTTTCATTATCTTGCGGTATTCGATTTCCTTGTCTTTCAGAGCCAGCGTGCCCCGCATTTTCTCGTTTTCCAAGGCCAGCTTGTGTTGTTTCTCTTGCATTTCAGCGCCCATTTGCTGTTGTGCCATTTGCTGTTGCATCTGGGCCATTTGCTGTTGCTGTTCCTGACCCCGCTTGACGTACTCTTTCCACTTCGTCTTTTCGGTCTCCGGCAGGTCCAGCTTATCAATGACGATTTCAGGGTTAACGGGAAAGCCTTTTGAAATCATGTCCATAAATATTGCAAGCTCGGACATGGTTTTGGTCATATTGGCTTCTGAGTATTCATATTTCACATTGTACTTCAGATCCCGGATCGCCCGGAGCGGAGCAACAAGGTTATACTCCTTGTCGATGATGTGGCCTTCCTGGATCAAGTATCGGTCATTTTCTCCCAGAATTTTCTGGATTTGCCAGTCCGGGATATACCGAACGACCAAGTGCGCTTTTAACCTGGCCAGCAGTTCCCTCATGCGCCGATAATTCTCAAACATCCTCGCCAGGATGGTCATGCCCTGCTGCTGTCGCAACTGGAGTACGATGCCCGGTTCCTGCTTGTCTCTGAACCCCATGAGGTCCGAATTGATCCCGGAGATCTGTTTCATGGATTCCCGGGAAACTTCCTGCATCTGGACCGACGCGGCAGGAAAGTCTATGGCGGTCTTTTCTTTGATCTTGCCAAGGCCACCCTCTTTCAAAAGGGTGATCTCATCCGGGTTGGTCCAGGATTCCTGTGCCTGGTTCAGGTCAAGGAAGGCGTCAACCTCACCTATCAAGCCGACACCCTGGTTGGCCATCAGCCTGATCGACTGAAGCCAGCGACGGTTGCACTCTCGTTGTGGGTCGATCAGCAGCTTGACAATGCCATAATGCTGCAACGTCCGCTTTGATTTGTCCGGGTATGCGTACATCGGGATGACGGAAAAATGATCGCTGTGGATCGGGCTATCGTCGTCGTACAGAATATAGTCCCCGGTGTAGTGCAGCCACCGGACTTTTTTTCCGGGAACTTTCAGAACCTGATTGGGCGGCATGGCCTGAGCCGCTTCTAAATCAATTTCCTGTGACCGGCCCGGGTTGGTTTCGTCGATCCAGTAGTGGCGTGTGTAGTTTTCAAAGTATTCTACCTGACAAACCAACACCCGGAGATTTTCAAAGTCGTAATGGTCAATCAAAGAATCTGTGTAATCATCATCGAGCGTGTGGGACGGCTCAAGAAATTCATAGTTGGTGTGCTGGTGAAGGCTGCCTTGCGCGTGTGCATAAAAGATATCCGCCACCTTGTCGGCGTGATCAGGATATCGGACTTTGAAATCTTCCAGGCTGACCCACTTTTCGACAATTACATACCGGGCGTCGGACAGGTCTTGTTTCCGGCTTCCGGGATCAAGCTTCACCTGCCAGAACGGGGCGTTTTCTTCTACGAACTGGACCTCAGTCGGATTATCCGGCCTGGGCTGAACATCAACCGTCCTAAACCCCCTGCCTGTGACAACCGCATCCTCAAACGCCTCAGCGTCGAGAATCCGGGCATCGGTCTGGTTTTCCTCGATCCAGTCGATCAAATTCTGAACCACCTCGCACAGGAATCCGTCGGAAGATTCCACTGGTTGCAAGGTGATATTGATTTCGTTCTGCGCCCGTATCCCTACTATCAACTCAACCATGCTGTGAACGTAGTTCCATACCATCGGCTCGCGGCCCAGGGCGTCAAGCGCCTCTTTCTCAGCACTTGTCCACTGATCCCCGGCCTTGAAAGCGGCACACTTCTGGGCTTCTTGCAACCAGTCAATCGACGCATAGTGAGCGTTTGACCGCATCTCGCGGACCCGGGACAGCTTATCAAAGTCATCCTTGAGCTTGGATATGGGCGTCAGGAGGTCCATTAACCAAACATTTTCCCGTCGGGGGACATGGCGATAATCTGTGCAAGACTGATGACCATGCCGTTATCCAGGCCGTACGCGCCTTCCAGGATGCCGCCCATGTTCATGCGCTGGTGCAGCCGGCGGAAATCGCTCTCCGTGATATTGATCACGTCAGAATTGCTCATCAAAATGCCGGGTGTCGGTTCCTTTGTTGGTTCTTTGCTCATACTCGTAAGCCCCTTCTAATGTGTTTGTTTCGGGATATATATCTGTTCACGTCCGCCTGCATCTCAACCGGGTTTTTTGGTGTCATCAAGGACATCATCACGGCATCGGCAATGTTCGGAGATTCGATTTTCAGCAGGCGTTTCATTTCATCTTTCGTCATAATCTGGATCAGCCCCCTACTGTTTGGCTTGCGGGGTATGCGGCACAGTTCTGACCGGAGTTTCTGGATATCCTGGATTTTGGAAGAAAAGGAAATCATTTGATCCGGATCGATGTATTGATTCTTTGTCACGGCCTGGTATGTATTGAACACCCGGTCCCGAAGCATCCAGTATCTTTGGGATCTCAGGTTTCTGAATGTCTCTCTGTTTGTCCTGCGTTTCGCATCATCCGGGAGAACCTTCCCCGGCTCCTGGTACACAGAGTCGGGGTTCTCCGGGCTGTTTGATCCCCTGAACATCTCAACTTCGGTTTTCGTGCCCTCAAAAGCCTCCTGGATTTGCCGACGCAATGAAACGCCAAGGCCATCGCCATCCCATGTGAACCAGTCTGCGTTATTGTCCGCTGCGTAGCCCGTGGCCCAATCGCACCCCTCGTTGACGTCCCCGTATTTTTCGGCCATGGCATCCAGGATCACGGAACCATGGCGCAGGCACAAACCCTTATCATCCGGCCCCAGGTCTGAAGGATCGTGTGAAACGATTTTTGCTCCCAGGGGTTTGAATCCCAGTTTTTCATGGGCGTCAACGCAGGCATCAAACCATTCAGCCAGGATGATGCTGTTTTCCACGCTGTCATTAAATGCACCTTCCCAAACATGATCATACAGCGC